AGGAGTAACTTTAGGAAGATGCTCAAGGGCTGCCTTAAGTTTCTTAACTAATCCAGGTGCATGGCCATGGTTAGCTTCTACATCTTCAGGTGTATAATTGATTTTTGGATTCTTATTAAAAGCTGACTTTGAAGCTACAAAGAATTTACCATTCTCTGGATGATGACCAAAGACTACAGAAGGTGAACCATCATATTTCATGGTTACCCGAGTATCATTATTTTTTCCAGAAAGCTTATTATGAACATCCATAAGATTATTATAGGCGTGAGTAAAACCTTCACCGCCTGAATTAATTACATGATCTTCTGCGTGTTCTAGATGTGTAAGCTTATCCTCATTGGATTCCATAGATTCCGCTAGATATAGTCTTTCCATTATAAGCTCCAAATTAATATATAGTTATTTATCGTAATCTAACCTTAATATCATTTGGATATTCGCCGCCTTTTGTATTGCGGACTTCTATCATATATTTTTTTGTACTATTTTCGCATTCTATTGTAATAGTTTTTGTGTTTATTCCAGGATATCTAATATTTGTAACTTTAATTCCAGATGTTAATTTATTTAAGTAATTTGAATCTATCCAATGGACTTCCCAACCATTAGTCTTTTCTCTAACGTAAAAATAGTTCATTCCCCAAATTTGTTTAAAGAGTTCTTTAATTTTAGAAGTGTCTGAAGGAATACCATTGCTTCCTGGAAGTCCTAATCTAGGTGTAGTAATTTTATTTCTTAAATCAAATCCAGCTTGTACTCGGTTTAAGTCTACACCAAACATTAATAAAAATTGTGAACCCTTTGATTGTGGATCAAGGGTCCCTTCATTATTAAAAATAGTAGATCCACCTGGTAAACCATTAGCAATAGTAGCACCATCTTTATTCTTTAGAGATACATACCATCTTTTATTTGTGCTATCTGTTAATATGATATCACCAATAACTTCACCTAATCTTTCTAAAGGTATACCTTGTTTAGCAGTAGAGCCTTTACGCTGCTCAACGCGTATAATTTCTGTTGATGCAAAATCTTTATTTTCTGAATTCATTAATTCTATTAATTGAGCCATTTTTGGATCAAATCTGCTTTTGGAAAATGCTTTTTGATATGCATCAACCATTATCTGCTCAAACTTTTCACCCTTATTGGCGCCTTGAGCTATAACTAAATCCATTTTTGTTGAATCTAATTCTAAAGTATAGCTAGAAAACTTTGAACTATTTGGTGAAAGCTTATTGAATTGAACTCGTCCTTTTGGATAAGCTTTCTTTAAAACACCTGAAAACTTATCAATTAAGTCCTTTGAAGTATTTCTTTGCTTATCAATTAGCTGAAGTCTAAATTCTCTAGTATTATTCTTTCCAGGCTTACCAGCTGGAGAAGTATCTGCTACTTTATAATTATATGGCTTCAGTAATTTATTGAGCTGTTCACCGAAAGCCTTAAATTCTTGAGTAGATTTAGCCATGAAAATATCCTCTTTCGGATATTTATATTATTAGATCCACGGCGGTGGTTCACGCATCTTCCATGAGTGCATACGGGCCTTACCGACCTTGTAATAGTTACGATAGTTCTCAACAGCATCCTTAGAAACAATATATTCAGGAGCCATTGCAGGAGGCGGTTCAGTAAAATCCCATTCCTTAAGATTGAAAGGAGGTGACTGCATATAATAACCTAGCTCATAGCACTTATGAGTTTTACCATATCGGTATGTATATTCTTGATTAAGAGCAAAGAAATGATCGACAAGCCACTGATAGTTGGATACAGACTGACGAATCCATACTGCAGATGGATGATTGATATGTGTAGCATAATACATAATTTCATCACGAGCATCATTAAGACGCCAGCGCTTGATACGACGACCTGCAGGAGATAGATCAATATACTCATCCCCGTCAAGTACACGATGAGCTGTACACAGAAGCTGTGCAGATTCTAGAATCATTTTTACAACATGCTTATCAACCATCCATTGAGCAGCTTGTGTAGGATCGCGGTCAATATAGAAAATATTAATGGTAGCCTCCATAATGTTATAAAACTATAATACAAAATTTATATAAAAATGTCAATAGTTAATTTTGTAAATCCGTAAATACTTATACGATCATTAACCTTTTAATATATGAGATCATTATGCAACCTTCGGATCTTCATGTTGTTACTTGCATTTCAAATCCTATTATGTGGAAATCAAGAATTGCTTTAGCAGATATTGCTATTAAAAGTTGGTTAAAAGCTGGTGTAAGCATTACTTTAGTAGAATGCGCTTTTGGAGATCGACCACACGATCTAGAATATCTTACTGAACTTGGTGTTAATCATCTTGGTGTAAGAGCTAAAACATTAGTGTGGAATAAAGAAAATCTTTTAAACCTTGGCTTAACACGTCTTCCAGATGATGCCAAGTACATTGCATTCTTAGATGCAGATATCCTTTTCAGAAAAGATACATGGGCCTTGGATACTCTTAATGCCTTACAAATTTATCCAGTAGTTCAACCTTGGTCATATGCATATGATCTTGGTCCTGCAGATGCTCATATGCAAGTTCATAAAAGCTTTGCTTCTATATTCCATGCTGGACTTCCTGTAGTTCCTGAGGGAGCAAACTTCTGGAAATTTAATAGCGGACCATATGATTACCCACATCCTGGTTATGCATGGGCCTGGAGAAGAGAAGCTCTAGATGCGGTTGGTGGACTTATTGAGTTTGCCGCCATGGGTTCTGGTGACCATCATATGGCTCTGTGTTTAGTTGGATCTTGGGAAAGAAGCATTCCAAAGGTAGCCCATGATAGCTATAAGCAGCTATTACAAGCATGGCAAGTACGAGCTACTAAGGCTATCAATTTTAAGATTGGTTATGTACCTGGTACTATTGAACATATGTTCCATGGCCGTAAAGGCAATCGTGGATATATTTCAAGATGGGATATGTTCATGATGCATGAGTTTAATCCTCTTCTTGACATCATAAAGAATAGCCATGGCGTAGTTGAATTTGCTGGTAATAAGCCAGATTTGGAAAGACATTTTGATAATTATCTTCGTAATAGAGAAGAAGACGTCAACACAATAACCTAATTACTTTAGGTCATCATTTCTTAGATCAATTTCTGCTTGTAGCCGCTTGATTTCTTCGTGCATTTTATCTACAGTACCTCTATCAACAATAGAGTTATGCAGATCCATAAATCCACATTTCATTCCTATGGCATAAGAAGACATATCAAAACCAAACACATCATACAGCACCCAACGATAAGTGCCATGGTCATTAAGTTCTCCTTGAACGAGTCTCTTGACTACCGAATAGAACATCGATAGTTGAGTGTCATGATCAAGTGCATTCCATTTTGCATCTTGTTCTTCATCATAAGTCTTTTCCCATTCCATTTGGAGACGAGTCAGTTCTTGCCATTCAGGACTATCCAACAGTTCAGTAATTTTATTGGTCATGATTAATCACCATTGCCCAAGCTTGAAGAGAAGGTTCATAATAACTGATATTGGCCGAATATGTTGGCTTTTGTCTTACAAAGTTTCTAACCTCATCATAAGAATTGAAATAAAGAATTTCTTTAGTTTCAACTTCTTCAAGATCAATTTCTGCAATATCAACTACATCATTCATAGTGTTCATTAGAATTTTCTCCCATTGTTAGACATGTATTCGAGATATAACGTACGTTCTTTATCGAAAGCTTCAATTTCCCATGGCAGAGACATATAGTCTGCACCATCATTGTCGCAATGCCTTCTGCTGCCTTGCCAGACAACAAGATCCGGATATGAAAGAAGATCTTTAAGTTCACCCTTAGCGTATTGCTTTACGTGAACCATTTCATGAGCAAGAGTTTGTTCAATAGGATCATCTGCCATATCCGGATTAATAGTAATAGCAAATTCTTTTGGTCGACGAGGTTCATCCAACCATGTACACAAACCGGCATATGGAATGTCAGTCTTAAATCTAACAAAGACAGTCAGACTATCAGACAATCGGTGTGTCATAAGTTTACTGGCATAAAACTTCATCGCAGAAATAACTTTCGAGCGAGTTACCATACCATTAGTGTTTTTGATGTTATAGATATGTATTTTCATATGATACCTCCGTTAATTCATTATACCACGGAGACGAATTAATGTAAACTAGGTTTTATAGAAAATTTACAACCGTCAGATAAATTCCAACAAAATTGCTTAGCATAAACACCACACAGGCTAGCTTTCCCATACCGGTATTAGAATATTTTCCAGCTTCATAAAACATTGCAGCATTAGAAGCAAATATGAGAAGAAGCGCAATGGGAACAAGCTTCATCCCGTGGGTTCTTCCTTCTTGATCTTTGGATTGCCCCACAGATCATTGGCACGAACCTTAATATGACGACGGTTAGTAGCATTCTTATCTGGGTTTTCAATGGTTACCCAAGGGTTCTGAAGCTTCTTCCAAGCATCATGAATAAACTCAAGCTTCTCGAGACGAGTACGATCTGCCCGAACTGCCTGGGTAATACCACGAGAAACAGAACTGTGAGTGCCCTTAGAGGTGTAGTTCTTACGAGTTGAAACTGCCATAATATAATATCCTTTAATTTAATCTTTTCTAGTGTAATCTAATTTAATCTGAAAAGTTTTTGTTTCATGGAATTCGCCATCTTTCCAGAAATCAGCATGGATGATCTTTTCATCCTCATGATCCCAGACGATAAATTCACATCTGCCTTTAGATCTAGAGTCGGCAATATGTATAAACCATTCTGGCATCTCTTGTCTAGTTAAGACATCCGGAAGGAATTTTGCTAGAAGATCATTCTGCATAAGATATGCTCCGTAGGTTGCTTATTATATTTATAGGAACCTACGGAGCATATTCAATTAAGCAACTTCAGCAAACTCCATGGCTGTGTTAAGAGCCTTGATCTTGCGGTCCTTGTTGCTACCAAACCACGAAGACGACATGCGAGTATCGGCCGAGCGACCGAGCTTGTGGTCAGTCAGGTAGGTAACAGCATTGAAGGCATTCCACCAGGTACCAGGAGCAAACTCAGCACCGGGTTGAGTGTCAAGAACATCAAGAGCAAGACGAGCTGCTCGAGAAACAGGCTTCTTTGACTTATTAGTTTCAGTGGTCAGAGGGAAGACTCGATTGAAGTACTCGACAATGTTTTCTTCATTGTACTTACGAGTACCGAGGAACTGAGCCATTTCCTTGTACTTCTGGAACTTGCCAGTAGCAATACCAAGGGTTTCCTTGACAGAAACCGGATCAAACACGCTACGGTGATTGATCGCGATGGAGTTGGAAGAATTAGACTCAAGAGCAAACGAGACCGTGTTATTGCAAACGCAACGGACGCTGGTAAAGCGGACATCGATGCTCTTACCAAACTGGTGAGGATTAGAGAAGAGCAGGTACCCTTCAGTTCGGTCACCACCAAACAGATCAAAGAATGAATCCTTGATCTTGGCAAGAGCCCATACTTGACGGCCACCCTTCAGGGAACCGGCGGTATGCATTTCCATATCACCAGCTTCGATGAATTCATTGAAGAATTCAAAGGCTTCATGATTTTGCAGAGGATTCCACGACTCGGAAACAATCGACAGAATCTTATTGTCGGTTTCACGGACGAGAGCCATTTGAGTAGTTTCAACTTGCTTGCCAGCAATTTGAGCATACAGAGGATACTTACGAACCATCCAGTCCAGACCAGCAGCCTCAAGCATCTGCTCGGGAGTCAGATCAGGAGGAACTTGAGTTCCCAAAGAGTGCCAGGGAACTTCACCAGCATAAGCCATTTGAGCCTTGCCGTTAACAAATTCAATTTCGTGAGACATAATGTATTTCCTTTTGGTTGGGTTTGCTTATATTCTTATTATATCAATAAAAATAATTATTGTAAACCCAAAAAATCAAATTTTTCATAAAAAAGTTTTATGCGAGCAATTGCCTTATCAATGTAGTCATCTCGCTTCTTGATGATAACCTGGGCTCCAATCTCAGATTCACCGACTGAGATTGTAACGATACGACTAATAGGACGACCATATACCTCTTCAAACATAACCGCATAACAAGATTCTTGGATATAATAGTCGGTCATATCATCTTCGTTCTTAAACCAATTAGTCGTCTTGAAGTCGATGATAGAATCCTTATCATCAAACCGACCAATTAGATCGCATCTTCCAGAAAGCCGGAGATGCCGAGAATATAATGGTACTTCAGAACCATACACTGTAGCTAATCGAGAATCAAGAATTGGCTTGACTTGATTGAAGAGCATCTTGATAAATGGGTTCATTTGATCTTGTTGTTGGTTCATAACATATTGCTCACATGCAAGATGAAGAACTGTTCCTCTTGCTGCGGCCAATCTACCAATTCTATCGGCTTCTTCGTGTCCAACTTTATCACGCCATTCCTCGAGCCATGTGCTATCAGAGGTATGACCTAATACGGTAGTTACAGATGGAAAGCGCTCACCAGTAGGTAATTGGTATAAGCGCTTTCCATCCTTTTCAGTTGTAATTATATTTTCATGATTTACTAATTCAAGGTTAAACATTATGCAGGTATTTGTAATTCCTCTTTTGCAATGATATAAGATTTTACTAATTTAGATCTTACAATATCATCTCGTGTAAATTCGATGTTTTCAAATAAATTCATCTTCTTTAGAATTCTCATGAAGTTGAGAATTCCACGTCTTTCATTATCACGTTGTAAGTCTGATTGTCTAAAATCGCCGCTGAAGATGATACGGCAGTTTTCACCAATACGTGTTATAACTGAGTCTAGTTCTTGTTCTGTGCAGTTTTGCATTTCGTCAACAATGACCACGCAATTGCTAAGAGTAATACCGCGAATAAATGATGTTGTATGAAACTCAATAAGGCCTTTAGTCTTAAGAATTTCATAAGCATCACCACGACCAAACAGTTCAGTACAAATGCTATAATAGGGTGCCTCATAAACCTTGGCTTTATCTTTTGCGCTTCCGGGAAGGAATCCCATATCGCGTGTAGGTACAACTGATCTAATTATGATTAGCTTTTCAACGTCGTTTTCTGGATTCATTACTTCTTGCAGAGCAAGATACATAGAAATAAATGTCTTACCTGTTCCGGCAGAGCCATGAAGCAGTAAATGTTTATCATCAGCAAAAGCATCAAAAGTAATATCCTGTGTTCTTGTCATAGGGATAATAGTTTTGATATTCAATCCTCTTTCTTTAGGTGGATTGTTTTTATAGTCTTGAGGTTGTTCTCCGTTTCTTGAGGCTCTTCTTTGCTTTCTTGTTAAACGATTTTCTGCTGATGCCATAGAAATTCCTTACGTTGGATTTAATGGACATGACAAATTATTTGGTCTCAATGTTTGACTGGGTAATACCTCTACTGTTTCCTTTTTTAATAGTTTTTAGTAGGTCATTAAAGCCACCATCGACTTTCAAGCCACCACCCAGCGATCTACCGGAATGTATTAACGGAGCACCATTCGGAAAGGTTTCAATATCTGGATTTTCTTCGATGAATTTTTCCATCTCTGAAATGCCCATGCGTTGAATCCATTCTTCTTTGGTTATTTTATTTCTAAATCCATATTCTGGCATATAGTCCTCATGTAAGATATTTATAGTTCAGTCAGCCTGACGTGTGATAAATGTCTTCCGAATCTTATTAGGTGCAAAGAATTCTTCTACAGTTTGTACAGCAATATCAATATCAAAATCTTTACAAGAGAAGATGTCAATATAACCTTCTCCGGTATGATCATTGAAGTGTGCCAAAATGTTTGAAGTCTCGATGAACTGTAGGACTGTCCAACCTTCTAAATGTACTTCATTGTGACCAAAATGAAGAAGTTGTGGTTCACCATAAGGAACCATATCAATACGCTTAACCAATGTCTTGACCCAAAGCTCTAAGATGCTTTGATCTGTAATAGCACTCTTATCGCAGCCGCTGCAATCAAGGAGTAGGTGATATCCCCAAAAACTCATTATACTTCGTCCTCTTCATCAATAGAAATCAACTGATCTAAATCTTTAATACGAATTGCGCGATCTACACGACGAGACGTTCTTTTATCCTTAGGCTTTTTTTCTTGAGGCTCATAATCATTATCGTCTTCGAAAAAATCATCCTTATGATATCTGCGGCGGGTCTTAGACATTAGTTGTAGTGTTCCTTCTTAAATTCTGCAATCTGTTCTTCGTTAAAGCTATGGGCATCTTTAAGGTGCTTCATGAGTGGCCCGGGCATCATGAAGGTTTTACCAGCTTTAGTAGTGCAGCCAAATGGACATGCACGCTCAAGCTCTGGACGATTTTCTCTTTTAGGCTTTTGTTGTTCTTCGATTCTGGCTGGACTAACGGGAAATTCGGCAGGATCAGGAATCAAGAAAGGAAAGGTATCGTATACCAATTCAGCTGTAATATTCTTATATGGACATGTCTTATCCTTCATATAAACAAGAATCTCAGCATCCTTTGCACACACAGTTTCAAGCATTTGAATGAAAAGGGTTTCACGTTTAAGAGGAGGCATATCTGGTCCTTGGCCTTCAAGGAACAAATAGATACGGCGCCATTCACGGTAAAGAATCATTTCTTGACCGGCAGCAGCATCATTAGGCTTATAAGGTGGAGGACCAGGAGGAAGCATAAATTTAATATGTGGACTAAAAGTACATTGAAGAATTTGCATCAATACAATATTATCTTGACATGTGCTCAGAGAGTACTTTCTTGCTTCATACTCTGGAAGATCATTAATCATATTCAGTATTTCAAATATACCATGTTTTGGCATCTATTATTCCTTAAAAATCATTAATATTATCAGTCAAATGCTTAAGCTTATTTTGCATAAAGTAGTTCATGAGTTTACTTTTATCATTAACACCTTGATAGTTTATATATTCATTTAGGATATTTGACTGGATGTCTTCAGGAATATAATCAAAATCAATAAGTAGACGATTGCGACTAAAATTACGATATTGCTCAAAGTTAAGAATAGCTTCAGGACCATCTTTGATCCAAGACTCAATCTTCTTTGAAGAAATGGGCTTTTGACGTGATCCAGAAACAAAAGTATCATCAGCACTAAGAATATTAGGAACACCGTCGCTAACATCGCCACGAAAAATATGTTCCATAAGATATTCTTGAGGATTCTTACATTGGATCCACTTCTTCATAGGTGGGCTATATTGCTTGACATTGTCATACTTTTGCAGTTGTTGAAAATCCTTATCGCCAGACAGAATAAGAATTGGCTCATTGCGAGTATGCTTTGTAAGCACAGAAATAACATCGTCAGCTTCAGCAAGTTCAACCCGCAGAACCTTGTACGGAAAATTTTCCTTGATTTCCTCACGGATCTTATGGAGGCTATCAAAGATAGCACCCCAGTTCATAGTAGATTCTTCGCGAGACTTCCGACGAGCTGCCTTGTAATAAGGATATACATTCCTACGCCAAGAGCGAGGAGCATCAGCAGCAATAACCAATTCACCATACTCAGGTGCAAACTTGGTTTTATTATAACGGATACTATTAAGTACCATATGCCGAAGCATATTTTCGTCGAGTTCATTATCCTTATGGTTGCCGAGTTGAACCATAAGCGTCGCAATCATAACTTGCGACAGATCCATAATAATCATTGTGAGTTTCCAAAAGAGTTGTTCATATAGCAATTATATCAAAATTAAAAATTAATGTCAATCAAAATAATCATCTTCATCAGAATATTTGAACTTATCATCAAACACAGCCATAGCGGTATTTGCAAACTCTTGTAAAGGATACTCATGGTCTATAGATTTTAGTAGCAAAGACTTAATTGATTCTACAACTAAAATGCAATCACGTGCATGTTCTGTTTCTGAAATATTTCCAAAACCGGCCAAAATGCATTTGCCAAATACGTCAGAAGCTATTTCTGCTGAAAGAATATCAGCAAATGTTTCACGGACCTTTGTAATTCCATCTACTAATTGTTCTGTCGTAGTTGGCAAAGAATCATTATTGACCTTCTGTCTTGGAAATTGGATTACGTTATTTTTTTCTTCATCCATTAGAATGCCCTAAGTATTACAATGTCCTCGTTTATTCGACCATTCATAATAACTTTAGCGGCTTTAATACTTTCAAACTCTTTCTTAAGTTTAAACTTACTTTCAGAAACAAATACCTTAAGAATATCTTCAGGTTTTCTAAGAACCTTGGAACAAGAATTTTCAGTATCAAAATTGATAATAGATGATCCTTTTACAGACAATCCATTTTCATCTGCTGCAGTATAAACTCCTAGTCTTCTATATTTAGTATTAAAGACATATAGAGTTTGAGCTTTTACAATTTTAGCTGGATCAATAGATACAATTTTATATGGAGCAGATTCTTTAAGATATTTCATTTTAGAAACAAGCTGTGTAGATGTTTTTTCTTTTGCCTTTCTAGGCTTACGAGAAACTTTCTTTACATTAACAGCTTGGGTACAATCATTAATAATATTAGACACAAAGGCTAAGTACTTTTTCAGATCGGCTTTTGCAAATTTAGAATAAGCTTCATTAAGATCTTTAGTCTTACCTGCAAGAGTTTGAGTCAACTCTTCTTGCAACCTAGTATAGTACTTGATAATATTTTCTGAATCACTTACTGTAATATTCTTACGCTTAAAATAGTCATAAGGCTTAAATGCTGAGGCATAACCGTTTTCAACAAACTTATCAATTTGATCTTCTAAGTCTGCTACTACATGATGCCACTTTTGAATTGTAATAGTAAGTGTTCTGGAAACTTTTCCTTCAGCTTTCTTTTTATTGACAATACAGTCAATTACACGAGTTATCTTATCTCGCTGAGATTCATTTATTTCATAACCGTTATTGTTCAAACGAGCTAAAGCTGCAGCTGTGCTGGTTACATAAGAATCCGGCCCGGCCTTAAATTGGTTAATATCTTCGATAGGATAATTATTCTTACTCATATATTGAGCAATCCAGAGCTTACCCCTCTTTACATCGAAGTTATAGTTATACCAATTTAAAGCCAGAACGAAGTCTTCATTATTATTGATAGCGTCAGCAATAGGCTCGTTGCCAATATGCTTCTGTTCAATAGTTTGTTTTCTCATGATGTTTTAAAGCTAAAATAATTCTTTTGAATGCTGAGGTCTGTATCCTTATACCGATCATGAAGACCGACAAGAAGACTATTCCATTGTGATGCAATCTTATCCCAATTATATCTATTATCAGCATAAGACTTTACATAACGAAGATACCCTTGCATATTATCATCATTAACGGTTTCAATTGCGTTACACATCATATTGTAAAAGATGTTTGCATGCACATTGACATCCTTATCCCAATGATACATTTGTGTAAGTTGACCAGCAGTATCAGTCATACCACCGTAGTTTGGATGGACACACATCAGACCAGCAGACATTGCACCGATCAGTGAAAGACTATTACACTCAAGCCAGATTGAAGGATAGGCAAAGATATGAGCCTTTTGCAGATGTTCACGGACAACTTCATTAGGTTGGAATCCATGATAATTGATCTTAGGATGTTGACGACACACTTCATAAAGTGGTTCAAATCTACGATCAGCCTCTTCCCAACCATAGATCTTGAATGATGAAAATACATCAAGCTCAATATTATCATACTTCTTACAAAGTTCTTGAAACACTGGTACAAGAATTTCTAGACCACGTTGAGGTGTTGATGTATATACGAGCCGAATAACATCCTTAGACTTTTCCATATAAGGAATTGGATCAATGGCATTATCAATTACACAAGATTGAATATCGTGTGGTACTCCAAGAAGAGTTTGATATTGTTGCATTTGCCAGTTACAGCAATAGACAATCTTATGGAATCTATTACGGCTGCTTGCTTCTTTAATATGCTGGGTTTCTGGATCATTTGGAAGATCGTGTAGCCAGTAAATACGGATCTTATCCTGCTTCAGATCTCTAACACGAGATGGAATAATTTGAAACTTATCTAACAGATCATGATCAAGTCTAGAATAAAGGCCTTCAAGCATTAGCTCGGTTCCGCCCTTTGAGTTTTTATTCAATTCATTACGTTCAATCTCAGCCATCGTCATCTACACTTTCTATATTTTCATAATACAAATTTGCTACTTCTAAACACAAAGATAATACTGCTAATCTACTAATTCTAAAAGCAATATGATATACTATCCATTTAGCAAGAAGAGCTCTAAATCTTTTAAACCCGGTCAGCTCTTGCTTCATGTTCTAATTGCCTAAAACTAATAATTGAATCTGGACGAATAGTTCTCCAATCATTCTTTTCAATATCAAATACTGTAAGAACTTCAGCAGTCTTATTGATTACTCGCTCAGTCTTACGTTTATGATCTTTAGTATGTTCATCTATATATTGCTTATTCTTGGTACAACGCATAATCCTACGAGTACCATCGACCTTATCAAAGACGATTTCTGCATCGCCTTCATTAAGAATTCTTTCGAGATAATCATTGACCATTAGAACTTATCCTTATTTTCATTGATAAATGTTTGAAGTTCCTTATATCCACCAATGTATGTTTCTGTATTGGCTTCATCATACAGAAAGATTTGTGGAAAAGACTTTGCATGTGGAACCTTTGCAATAAGTTCTTCATAAGTAAAATCCTTATGATAAACAAGCTTTTGCAAAGAAAGCTTTGTGTTTAAGATTAAATCGCGAGCATAATCACAATACATGCATGAATCTTTTGAATACATTACTGCGTGAGTATACATTTATTTCTCCTATAGTTTACTGATCTGTTGACGAATGGGATCATTCATAGTTCTATTAATACGCTTTACTGTATAGATATGTTGAGTATCATCTATAATTTCACCACCAAATTGATTTGCATTCCAAAATTGTAATGGTTTGTTATTTCTAATCAATTCAATATTATCCATTGTCCGTTGTGGTTGATGACCACCAGTAAGCAATATTGCATTAATAGATGTTGCCGGATTTTTAGTTTCACTCAAATAATAAGCAACTGTAGGAATCATAATTTCTTCTAATACAAAATCTAAATTATTCATTGTTTGAATATCAAAATATTCTTCAAACCAGTTCATCATCTTAAGTACTAGTGCTTTATTATAAAATGATCCTTCAATAAATCCGGCAGCATATTCATGGTTGGGAACAAGACCATTGAATAGATCCATTCCTTCTCTATGAAACTTCAGAACCATTTCATATGGTAACCACCCAGTAATACTCTTATCTCTATTTGGTGGATACCACATGCTGAACTCATAATCCTTCATATAGTCTATCGCATTTTCTTTGATAAACATTTCTCCGGAATGAGTAACAGTCAAATAATCAAACTCAATACCTAATTTAATACCATACTTAATTGATGTCAATAGGGATGCCATCTGACTAGAACCATGAGTAACAGCAAATCTTTCGGGATTTACATATACATTTTCTATATCAGCAATAGTTGGATCAAACTTATCAAAATCTTTATTCACATGAATAATAATGCTAACATCATTATTAAATCTTTTGATATTAGCAATATTATTTCTTACAACATCGTTTGGATTTGTTTGGTCTCTATAATAGGCATTTCCATCAAATCCTTCACCCGAAAAATCATGAACTGGGCAGATTGTCAATAGTTTCATTGAACATACACACCTAGTGCATTATACACACCTAGCTTTACGTGATCGAAGATTGGCCAATTGGATTCTTGTTCAATTTTATCAACTAATCTATAATATGCATCTGAAGTGAAATGGTAATGTCCTGCACAAGCATACATAAGATCATCATCAAAATTATCTCCCCAAGCCCACTTCTGCCACTTCTTACCATCAATGACTGTGTTCTTGAAGTTATTCAGTTCATTATCAAGACCATATTGATCAGCAAGAGATGTGATAATAAAGGTTTGAAGTGTACCAAATTCTGGAGCAATATTGATTGCACCAACACCAAGTTCAATCTTCTTTTGAATATCTTCTGCTTCAAGATAATCAGCATTATGTTCCTTAAGCTTCACATCATACTTATTAGCAATTTCAACAAGACGCTTTACGTTATCTTCATTGAAAGTTCCAACTTGATATACACTCTTTACAAGTGAACCGGTTTGACCGACAACATACTTTGGATGTACAAAGTCAAGAGCAAACTTAATATCCTTTTCAAATTTTTCAGCTGATGCTGCTACACCAACATTTTCTTCTGATCCAAATTCAAACTGTACACGCTTACCAGCTTGATACATTGTATTAAGACAATGAATAAACAGGGATTGTCCAGCTTTATACGGATCAGGTGCTGAAGAAGGATCAATATGAATAAGATCAAATCCTGCAAGAATATCATCTTCAAGACTTATCTTAGTACGATGCATTGCTTCAGTATAATCCATATTCTTTTCAGCTGCATTAAGATATGGACCGGAATGATCTCGGCAGATCTTAATTAAGCCATAACCATCTCTTGCACGAACTCTTTCAACAAAAGATTGCGTAGTCAATCCACCAACATATCCACCATCAAGACGAGATGTTTCAATTTGATTTCTTGATGCAATAAGCATAATTACTTTATTAAAGTCATTAGCATAATCAACAATTGCATCAATGACTTCAAGACTCATTGGCCCAATGCCAACATCAATTTTCTGACTCATTTTCTAATACCTTCTTAAGAAATAAACAAGCATCC